CTAAATTATATCATGCTAGTCAAAACTTGCATTGGACAGGAGAATCATTAGCAGAATATAAACATTTAATTTGGCAATTAATTAAAGAAAGAAAAGTTAAAACGATTTTAGATTATGGGTCTGGAAAAGCAAAATTTCATAAATTACTTTTTAATAACACAAAAACTCCTGGAGCACCCATGGGTATAAAAATAACTCCGTATGATCCAGCTTATGAACCTTACAGCGCAAGACCTACAAATAATTTTGATATGGTTATTTGTACAGATGTCATGGAACATGTTCAGGAGGATCAAGTAGAAAATGTTTTAAAAGATATTTTTAGTTTTTCTAACTTTGTATTTTTTAGTTTTTTTTTTTTTCCAGCAACACAAACATTATCAAATGTAAAAAACGCACACTATACAATTAAAGCTCCAGAATGGTGGAAAGAAAAATTAAAACCTTATGAAAATAATTTACATGTTGTGTTTCAAACAAGACCTGAGAGAGGAAAAATTATAAATAAAGAAGAATGGGTACCAAATGAAGAGACAATGAGAAAATTAGCAGAAGAGAAAAAAGGGATAAAAGTTAAAAATTTAGACCCAACACAAAGAGAGAAAGCAGGTAATTTATTATGAATGAAAAAACAGTTAATTTAAATAATTTTATTGGAGTGTATGATAACTACATAACAAAAGAAGAGTGCAACAAAGCAATTAATTTATATGAGCAAAGAAGCCAGTTTAACAATACTGTTAATAGAATAGGATCTGAAAAAGCTTCAATTTTACAAAAACAAGATCAGCAATTTTTTGCTTCAGAAAATAATTTAAATATTTGGTGGGAAAACTTAAAACCTTTAATTATTAATTATTCTCTTGCTTGGAATCATTACTCAAAAGAAACAGGTGCAACTGATGCTTACGGTGTAGACAGATTTTTTCACACTGGTTTAAAAATTCAAAAAACTTTGCCCACAGAAGGCTATCACGTTTGGCATCTAGAGCATAATGCAGGATTTGAAAATGAAGCTCGTGCTTTTGTTTTTTCTATTTATTTAAATGATGTAGAAGAAGGAGGCGAAACAGAGTTTTTACATTTTTCAAAAAGGGTAAAACCTAAAACAGGAAGAATAGTTATTTGGCCCGCGGCTTTCCCTTATCTACATAGGGGCAATCCTCCTCTATCTGGCGAGAAATATATTATTACTTCATGGATGATGTTGAGATAAGATGGACCATTTAGAGGCAATTGTAGAACTAAAAAAAATTATAAAGCCTGACTTTATAAAGAGAATAATACCTTTAATAAACCATAAGGCTAAAGAAAACTTAATGGTTGGAAATGGAATGAAAATAGACATAAGAAATGTTAAAGGATATCACTTAGGTTTTAACACTCCAACTAATTTATTTTATTGGAATTATGTAAAACAAGAAATAGAAAGAGTCTATAGTTTTTACAAAATGAAATTTCCTAAAATGGCTAGTGATAAAATAAATCAAATTGATCTACTAAAATACTCTGTAGGTGGAAAATACGAAGTTCATACAGACCACTTTACAAATACAATAAGACATTTAAGTATTATCATAAATTTAAATGATGAATATGAAGGAGGCGATTTAATTTTTACAGATCAAAAAGAAAAAGAAATAAAAAGATATAAACTTGGCACAGGATCAGTAATATTTTTTCCAAGTAATTTTATGTATCCGCATAGTATTCAACCAATTACGAAAGGAACAAGGTATAGTATAGTTTCATGGCTGCAGTAGATTATAAATTAATTAAAAAATTTTTTAATTTAGAAGAACTTAAACTTCTTCAAAAATACTGTTATATAAAATTAGATCAAAATACAGATTATAAAATAGATAACCAATCATTTTCACCTGCATGGAATGAAGATGCATTAATGAATTCTTTTTTAGAAAGTAAATTACCAAGAGTAGAGTTAGAAACTAACCTAAAACTTTTTCCAACATATGCATATTGGAGATATTATGTATATGGAGGCACATTAGATAATCATAAAGACAGACCTGCTTGTGAAATATCTATCACATGTTGTATAAAAAAATATGATAATTGGCCTATTACTGTTGAAAAAACATCTTTTGAGTTAGAAGAAGGAGATGCAATTTTGTATGCTGGTTGCGATCAAGAACATGGTAGACCAGGTGTTTATAAAGGTGAGGGAATGGCTCAAGTATTTTTTCATTACGTAAATCAAAACGGTCCATATAAGCATCACGCTTATGATAATTATTTAAAAAATACAGGAAGAATAATTTAATTATTAAGAAGAATAAGAAGTAGGTCTTGCACCTAATCTTGTAACTTTTTCTTCAGCGGTTTCACCTTCAACATTATTATTGTCCCAATCAGCCTGTAGTTTAGCTAAATGAGCCGCATCCCATTTATCAATAAATTGACTTTGAAAACTTCCTAAATTAGCTGCTGTCCATGTAGCGTGAGGAGTTGTGTCTCTGTATTCTACAGTATCATTGTGATCTTCATTGTCTGCAACGTATTGAATTGCCCAAATGTTTGACCATTTAGAATCATTCCAAAAAGAATCATTATCAATTTCATAAGGACCCGCTGCATCACCACTTTGTTTGATGATTAATTTGTCTTCAAATACTACTGTCCATGTTGCGTTTGTTGCCATTTTTTATCTCCTTACGTCTTAATAATATAAATAAGTGTTAAATACGGTTGAACCACTGAAGTTGAATCTCCTGTAAATGTTGCACTCATGTTGTGAGAGTGACCTGTGCCAGCTCCTGTGTTTCCAGTGTTACCTGGTCCTACTGGTGTTGACGGAGGGTTTACCGGTGAATTTCTTGATGCTCCACCCCCACCATATCCAGAAGGATGAGAGTGACTTGCTAATTGGTCAGAGCTTAAAGTTGCGTTTGCTGTTGAACCACCTACGTTTCCTGTAGATTGAACTGTATTTGCACCACCAGATGATGCCAAAGCTTTGTTGTTTGATTTACCAACTGCTACATTATCAGCTAAATCTGGGACGTTAAAAGTTGTTGAACCATTACCAGCACCGTACGTTGTCCCTACAATTGCAAATAACGCAGAATAAGTTGATCTTGAAACTGCTTGACCATTACATTCTAAAAAACCTGAAGGAACAGATGAATCTGACCACGGCACAACTGTTGCTGTAGGTATACCTTCAATACCTGTAAGGTTTGCTCCATCAAAATCATATCTAGTTGCTTCGTAATTAGCCATATTTTATTTCTCCTTATAAGTCCAACCAACTGTTGCGTCACCTGAATAAACTAAAGTAAATCCAGCGCCTTCAGTATTGACTACTAAATCAGCACCTGCATTAGTTATATTAGAACCATTTCTTCCTACAGTCAATGCATTAGAGTCAAAAGTATATTTTGCATCTACAAATGATACTTCATCACCAGTGCTTGGGGATGCTGGTAGTGTAATTGTTCTTGCAGCACCAGAAGTATCTACTAAAATTTGAGCTCCTGTTTGCACTGTTTCTGCTGCAGCAATCGCTCTCCATTTTTTAAATTCTAAATCTTTTACTATATCAGTTCCATCAGAGTGACAGATGTAAGAGTGTCCCTCACAAAGATTAAAACCTGTTTGTGATGTAACTTTAAAAGTTAAAGTGTAACCAGCATGATCTGTTCCATCAACTATATTAAAAAATTTTTCTACACTAGCAGGAAAGTTTACTGTTCTGTTGGCTGCAAGAGTGCCAGTAAATTTTAAAGTCATGTTTCTTGCATTTGATACAGCACCATCAGTCATAGCTAGCGTCACATCCGCAGAGGCAACATCAATTTCTTGATAACCTGCTGCAGCTTGTTGAATAAGATTTAAATTTGTATTAGTTTTTGTTCCCCATGTACCAGCATTTTCGCCAGTTGCCATCAGTTCTATACCTAATTCATTATATGTAGATGCCATATTTTATCTCCTATGCTACGTCACTATAGCTTGTATTTGACCCAGTTGCAACATCTGTATACGAAGAATTTGAACCTGTGTCAACGTTAGAATATGCTTGAATTCCAAAGCCTGCAGAAGTGCCAAATGCAGCTACAGAAGCTGTTGCTGATTGACCTGTTATTACAGGTGTTACATCAATTACGTTAGATACAGAACCGACTGAAGATGTTGAGGACAGTCCTGTTACACCCATTACATCTGCAGGTGATAAAGATCCAACCGAAGATGTTATTGATTGACCTGTAGGTATAACTATAGGATTTGTAGTTATAGTAATATCACCTAATGATGTTGTAACACCAAATCCAATTACACCTATTACATCTGCAGGGGCTAATGAACCAACTGAAGATGTTGCGGATTGACCTGTTGGACTTAAAACGTCTGCCGGTGATAAAGAACCATTTGATGAAGTTAAAGATTGACCTGTTAAAGTTAATGAAACATTACCAATAGTCGTAATACTTCCAAGAGAAGTGGTTGCTTCTTGCCCGGTTGGGCCTAAAACATCAGCAGGAGATAATGAACCAACAGAAGATGTTGCTGATTGACCTGTTAATAAAACGGTGCCTGGGATACCCCAGCCGTCTTCACCCCAAGTATCTCTACCCCAACCAGAATTAATTTCTGCTGTTACTGAAACTGTACCTATAGATGAGGTTAAACTAAAACCTGTTACTTCTGCGCCTTCGTCTCCAACTTCACCCCATTCACCAGAGCCCCAACGAAGACCTCCCCATCCTGTTGCTGCAAATGAATCAACTGTTCCTATTGAAGCTGTTAAAGATAAACCAGTTACTGCAATAATATTTTCATCTGATTGCCACGAGTTAGCACCCCAAGTATTAGTACCCCAGGTAGAAGCCATAAGAGCGACCTCCTTACGCTATTCTGATGATCGCGTTACTTGCGTCTGCTGTTGGAAATTGAATTGTAAAAGTTCCGCTTGTTACAGTTTTGTC